GTCGCTAGAGCTGCTCTGACATCTGTGGCAATATTTGATGGCATTAGCCGATCATCGTTTCGACATCAAGCAAACCGCCAAGCATTCCAGATACACGGTTGAAAAGTGAGCGACCTAAAGCGTATGGTGAAATCTGGAAATCTACTCCCTGGATTGCTCCACCGCTTGAATTGCGAGCCTGGAAGATCTCCTTAGATAGAGCTGTAACCGCTTGCTCTACAACAGGGTTTCCTACATAAGTAGAAGCTCCAGAAAGTGTTGCAGTACCAGATGGGATTACTTTTCTTGGAGAAACATCTGCATTTGTAATTGCTACTGTAAAGAATGGGCGAGCCGCCGTGTATAGCCCATCAACATATAGAGAAGAATTAGCCTCATAAAATGTAATGTCTTGATCGAAATCATTAGAGCTTAAAATAGTGAAAGTGCCATTAAAGGGAGCCGAACATCCTGTGATGATTACGCTCTGACCTTTAGAAAAGTTATTTGTTCCTAAAACATGGTAAGTAGCAACATTACCGTTTAATTCAACAGCATCAATTGCGCTGTGGTATTTGACAAGCATTGGAAGGGTAACTTGCTCTGCAGCATCAATAATATCTGCAAGCACGCTATCTGGATATAAGGATACAGAAACGCCAAGAATAGTCCTAAGCTCCGAGACTGTAATGATTGTTGGCATTTCTGAACCTTCCCTAAAAGGGTGTGGGGAGCGATCGGGAGCAACCGCCCCCCACACATTTACTTATTTATTAAGCAACATTTAGCTTGCGGAATGCAGCTGGGTAGCGATTAACTACACAAACATATCCGTACAAGCCGATTTCTAGCTGACCATTTGCAACGATATTTGAACGCAATTGAATCTGTGCGCTCTCATGGAATCGCATTGCATCGCTTGAATATACCAATGCATGCTTAGCATTTGCATTGTCACCTGTGTAGTTAGCATCAACTACCAAATTAAGACCTGCAACTGTGCCATTTGTTGATCCCTGTGTAATGAGACCAGCGGCATTCTGAGATGCTGCAGCTGCGAATAGTGGACGGTTTGAACCATCAACAGCGCCTAGTAATCCTGCGAAGTCAATTCCATCTTCTCCACCTGTTGTTGCAACCAATAGATTGTTTGGTGTGCGACGCATTACACCGTAAGCATCTGAAATACCTGCAGCGATTGACTTGTAGATTGTTGATGATGATGATCCTGCAGCTGCTTCTGCAGCAATCTTTGCAGCATAGTTATCTGTCTTTTGAGCATAGCTTGCAGCCAACTCGCGGATATACAGGTCAAGGAAGCTTGGGTCAGATCGGTCGATGAGTTCGACATCGAGAACGCCAGCTCCTGCAAATTTAACTACTGTATCTTCCTGGAAAGTTACTGCAGTATCTTGTGATGCAAATTCTGCACCCTCAGCTGTCAATCCTACAATTGCCTGAGCGCCTAATTTTGGAGTAAATACTTTCATTCCACTCGTTGGAAGTGCAGCACGCTCGATCGAATCAATGAAAGGGCGTGATGAATCAATAATACCGATTACATCCTTTAGGTATGTTGGTGGAACCATACCTGTGTTTTCTGCAACAGTTGCTACAGAAAGTGCTGCTACAAGTGCGCGTGCATCTGAATCGCCGCGTAGTGCTGCGATCTGTGCCTTAGCAAATTGTCCAGCTGTAACATTTGTATCTATGCGTGCTGTTGCGTATGCAACAGGAGCATAGGCGCTAACTGTTGTTTCTGCCTTTGCAGCTTCTACCGTCTCGGTAGTTACTGCCTCTGAAACGGTTTCTGCCGACATGGCTTCTCCTTCTGGTTGGGTTTTTGTTTCTTCACCTTCTGGATTTGCCAGCGGTGAAACTTTATCTTGGTTATCTGCAGCTGCTACTTTTTCAACAACTGATCCTGGTATTGCGCCGTCTGTGACAAGGCTGACTTCAATTAACTTGGATGCATTGATTGCCATAACGCCCTCTTTGTTTTCCCATGAATCAACAGACACGCCAACAGAAAACATATCGCGTAATCCTGTAGATGCCTCAATCAGCGCATCATTACCAGCGTTTGTTGAAGCGATCTTAAATTCAGCCGTGATACCTGATTCATCTTCTGACCAGCTGAGTAGCTTCCCAATTGGTGCTGATCTTTGATGCTCTAAAAGTAATTTTATATTCTTGCCAAAAGTGATTGAGTTAGGCAAAAACTCTGTCATTCCTGCAGATGTATTGCCTGGGCTATTCCATGCAACAATACGACCAGCAATGATGCGGCTTTCTGAATCTGCCGCTGTTAAAGTAACTGGAAATTCGATTTTCATTTAATTAGGTCTTCTTCCTCTTGTATCTGCTCCACACTCATTGCACCAATTGAGTTAAGGATCTGATATACCTGCGCACGCTCTAATGCTGAGCCGCGTAGGAATTCATCTAGGCTGTAACGCGCCTGTACCGTTGTAGAGCTTAGGAAATCAGGTTGGCTTAACCGTTGCTCTATTGGGATAAGGATATTTTTTAGAGAAAAGTCAATAAGCGCCTTACGCTCGTTAATTGCATTGCTATAAGTTAGGCTTGTAACTTCTGCACCTGCCCAGTAACCGCTAACGCCTAAAGCTCTGCATAATTCTAAAGCGACATATTGGCGAGCTTCATTTAATTGTAATTTGGCAGGATCTATGCCAAGGATTTGCAAATCAACATCTGCATTTAGAAATGCTGTTGATCTAGATTTGCGAGCTGAGTTCCATGCAGTTAATAATTTAGCAATTCGCTCAGATGTAAGGTTTGTGCCATTTGACTTTAATGCCATTTGTGGTACAGGCTCTTTTGCATACATTTCGGCTGCGCTTTCTAATGCAGCTGCAGCTTTAATTGTTTTACCTGCGCGAGATAGCACGCCTTCATCTAAACCATAAAATACTATTACAGAGCCTACGCCCGAAAGTGGTGCCGCAATGTTATCTACCTGGTATCCAATGATTTCGGTTTGATTGTAGTTATATTGCGGCAACACTCTTGTAGGATCTATTCTTGTCCAGTCTTGAATTCTGCCATCGGCATACATTGACATAACAAGTCCATAAGACACGCCGCGAAATAATAAATCTTCTGCTACGAATGCGTAAGTGTAAGATCCTGGCACTCTTGGATCTGGTTGATTGAAAACGCGATTAGGCTCAACATGTGCGCCAGTAAATTTGTTGTAAGTTTCGATTGGCAGACTTGCCACAGTAGAACACAGTAGGTTTCTAATTCTTGCAATTGTTGGCACAGCCATCGCTTCTGCTCTTGATGCTGTTGTGCCGTATGTTAAAGGATAGGCGCTTACAGTAAATGGTGAAAGCGCGGCAGATACATCCACAGATTCGCTTGGAGTCTTAGGAGCTGCTACAAATAAATCTTTAAGTCCCATTGGCACCAATTGTACCATAATGTCCGATTTATCCGAATACTATATCTGCCTCTGATTCTGGGCGTGTTGCAAAATGGGAAACCATACTCATTGCCACAGCTGCGCAAATTGTGGCGTTCGAGACTTTTCTTCCAAGGTACCAGCCGCCATCCTTAAATGGTAATTTTACAGCTGAAAGCACTTGCTTATTCATTTCTGGATTGTCATTATGTATCAACCGACCCGATATGACAGCCGAAAGCATTTCATCGCAACTTTGTCCGTACAAGGCTCCATCTATCGGGGTAACAGAAATACCGCCAGGGATTAAGCGCGTAGCGACTGCTCCAGCGGTTTGCCTGGAGTAAGCAACCGTTTCTGTGTGGAATTTTTTAACCCAATCTGCCACAGAGTTAGCCATTTGCTTATCATCGATGTTCACAGGGTTGCTATAAGTCTCCAGCAATACAACTTTGAATTTATCGCTGTTTTCAATTTGCTGGGCGGCGACTAAACAGCCTGATCTTCTATCTGGGCTTAAATCGATCGCCATCCAAGTGGTTGCTTCAATGTCTAGCTTCATTTTCTTATCCGCTGCAGCTTCCCAGGCAGATGGATTGATTGCAGGGTTTTGAACATTAACCCAACGACACATGACCTCTGTTTTAATGGTTGATTCATCATCATTTAGGATTGCTCGTAAATTATCTGGATGTACGGTATAACCCAAGGATGGATTTGAATATCTAACCGCATCCCAGAATTCTGGCGTGTCGCCAATTTCTACATCTGGCGCTGACCATTCAAACCAGCCGATTGCATCATTGTTGCCAGCGATCGCTGCCTCAGCTCTAGCTCTCAGGGAATTTAGAATCACAGAATGTTGATCTCCAGCATTTGAGTAGCTAATAGCCATTGGATTCTTAGCACTCATTTGAGTAAAGCGCAAGGATGCCCAAATATCTAAATCTTGATATTCGCGTGTTTCGTCTAAGTGGATGCAATCAACAGATGCAATACCGCGAGATGCTGAGTTATTAGCTCTTACAAGATAACGGGAGTTTTTAGTTTTGATTTCTTGCGATCCCTTTGTTTCATACTTTTTAATAAACTGACCAGCAAGGGCAGAATTAGCCTGGATGATGTCATCGATCTTCCAAAAGATTTCAGATGATGTCGTTAGCTTGTGAGCTGTGTGGACTTGCATCTTTTCGCCCCACAGATACATGCCAGTCAAAATGCGTAGCGCCATAAATGTGGACTTTCCTTGCTGCCTTGCCATGCAGATTCCGATCTCGCTGTGATACCAGCGCCCATCTTCACGGACTCGATGCATCTCAATTGCCAGGTATTTCTGCCAAGGTAGAAGTTGGAAGACCTCATTAGTCTCTGGATTGATGATTTGCTCAACAAAATCAATCATCTCTTGCCCTTTAGAGGGTAAATCAACTGGTTTTGACCTAATACGCGGTTCTGTCGCCCCTAGGTAAGCCACCTGAGGCGATTTAAGCGTGTTTGAGTCTGATTTAGTCATAACTCTTCGGAGTCTATCTGATAGTGGCTTATCTCCTCGT